TTCAGGAACCAACACCAACGCAGTTCCAAGTAGAGGTTCTAATTACACAGCCGGAACGCCAGCACAAACTTCGGCAGCAGCATTTAAAGACACAGGCGCAGAGGACTTTGCTGCTGCCGGTTACTGGTCTAGTACTGAGAATTCAGCGGCGAACGCTTGGTTCCAGAACTTCACCAACGGCTTTCAGTACAGCCCCAGTAAGAACTTTTCATACAGGGTACGTTGTGTCAGGAGATTAGCCATTTAATCCTTTAATTCTTTTCTTTATGGCTCAGTACAAGCATTTGCCAATTTACAAGACGACTTACGAGTTGCTTGAGTTGGTTACACGCAAGACAAAAGACTTTCCAAAAGATTTTAAATATTCTCTTGGAGACAAAATACGCAATGAGTGTATTGAGCTTGTGGTGTTTATTTATAAGGCAAACACAATGCGCCAGCAAAGAAGAGAACACCTTTTTCAAATACTTGAACGGGTGCAAGTTATTGAGTTAATGCTTAGGCTTGCTAAAGACTTGCGCTTGTTTAATGTTGCAGCTTTTTCCGAAATTATCTTGCTGACTGATTCGCTTGCGCGTCAGGCTCAAGGATGGATCACGCATACCGCTGAATTGAGGGCAGATTGACAATGACCAAGGTGATTGTTAGAGACCCGTCTATCTCGGGCCATGCCCGTTGGGAAACCAACGAAAGGGCGCAAGCCAGTCGCTGTGCGGAAAATTCTGCGCAGTGTCGTGTGAGTGTATGGCCTTTGCGTTTGCTGCTGCCAATTACTGGTCTAGTACTGAGAATTCAGCAACGAACGCTTGGAAACAGAACTTCAACAACGGCAATCAGAACAACAACAATAAGAACAATTCAAACAGGGTACGTTGTGTCAGGTGGTGGAACCAATCATGCAGTGTGACCTTTCAGTTTCGGACATTTTTCAAGCGTATTACGATTGCCGAAAGGCAAAGCGTAATACATGGAGCGCGATTGAGTTTGAGCAAAACCTTGAGCGCAATTTGATGGACTTGTACTACGAGCTGAAAGACCAGTCTTATCAACCCGGCCAGTCGATTATGTTTGTGGTTACCAAACCAAAAGCGCGGGAGGTGTGGGCGGCAAACTTCCGAGACAGGGTAGTTCACCACGTGCTTTACAACAAATATTCTGGGCATTTTTACAGGCGGTTTATTCACGACAGTTACGCATGCATTCCTGAAAAGGGTACGCTTAGAGCTGCAAACAAGGTACAGCGGTTTATTAGGTCGGCAACAGAAAATCACACCAAGCCTGCATGGTTTTTAAAAGCTGACGTTGCAAATTTTTTTGTGTCTATTGACAAGTCAGTGCTGGACACGCTGTTGGCAAAGCACATTACAGACGAGTGGTGGATGTGGCTAACACGAGTAATTTTGCACAAAGACCCAAAAGAAAATGTGTATGTTAAAAGCGGTCAGCAACTTCTTAACAAAGTGCCAAATCACAAAAGTTTGCTTAATGCCCCGACGGGTTTTGGTTTGCCAATTGGCAACTTGTCTAGTCAGTTTTTTGCAAACATTTATCTTGATGAACTTGACCAATATGCCAAGCACACGCTGAAACTAAAGCACTATGCCCGATACGTTGACGACATTGTGGTTGTTGGTGGCAGCGGGGCTGATTTAAACGTCGCCTACAAGCAACTGTCTCAGTTTGTAGAATCTGTGCTTAAGGTTAAATTTCACCCAAATAAAAAAGAAATAAACAGGGTGGATGTTGGGTTAAACTTTGTAGGTTACATCATCAAGCCGTGGTCAAAGTACATCCGCAGATCAACGATTGATAACATGTACAAACGCACCAAAGGTCATCAAGAGTTTGAGCCTTTGCGGGCAACTGTAAACAGCTATTTTGGAATGTTGCGCCAAGTAAATGCGTATGGCGAACGCAAAAAAGCAGCAATTTATCTCAGCAAAAAAGGTTGCTGGTTTGATGGAAACTTGACTAAAATTGTTAGATTAGGAGCACCCTCATGTATATCTGCGTAACTGAAATTGATGCCGTTACAGGCGTTGTTTGCACTGCCGAGCCGCAGCGCACTGGCCCCTCCATGCCTGCCGTAAAAGGTTTGATTCACGTATGGCAAGACAAGTCAACATGGCCCGTAGAAGTTTCTCCAGAAGGCGTGTACCTTCGAGCGCCACGGTATTACGGCACTTGCGCTGACGATGCGGACACAACCATTGCTGGGGTGTTGGAAGTCATGACCGAAGCTGACTGGAACACCGCCAAGGAACTAGAGCACTTGGCCCGTAAGCCCTACCCTTCGTGGATTGGCTACTTGGACACAATGAGCTGGGGCGCACCTGTTCCACGGCCTGCTGATGCCATCATGAACGGCGGCAACGTGCGCTACCAGTGGGACGAAGCCACGGTAAATTGGATTCCGGCGGAAACTTAAGCATGAAAGAGCTGTTCCGCATTAAGGAGAGCCGTTTTAAGGACACAAATAAGCTGTTTGTGCCCCCTGAGAAGTTCAATGTGCGCATCAGCGGCCAGTTTGGCATGCAGTACTACGCCGAAGAAATAGCCCGAACGTTAAAGCCTGCCAAAAAAGTTAACTTTTTTGATCTCCCGGAATACTGCTAACAAGGTAATAAATGGAACGAACCGTAGCTTCAGCACACACTCGAATTGATGACTTAGAAAAAGAAATCATCGCTATCAAAACGGAGGTGCGGATTCAGTTCAAGGACCTGTTCAGTCGCGTCAAGCGACTAGAGACGATTTTAATAGCGGCTACCGGAACAATTATGATTTTGCTGCTGACAGTATTGTCTAAGATGGGTTAACGTGTTAGCAGAGCTGGCTATTGCCAACGCTGCTTTTGCAGTTATTAAAGAAACCGTAGCCAATGGTGGAGACATTATGTCGGCAGGTAAGCACCTGTTCAGCTTCTTTGATAACAAGTCTGCAATATCCAAAAAAGCAAGCGCCGGTGGTTCTGATTCTGAGGCGTTTTTTGCACTTGAACAGATCAAGCAGCACGAGATACAGCTTAAAGAGCTGATGATATATCAAGGGCGAGGTGGGTTGTGGGATGAGTGGTTGGCATTTCAAGTCGAAGCTCGAAAAACCCGCGAGGCCGTGGCCCGTGCAATCGTGCTCAAGAAGCGCAGGCGCATACAAGCGATTAAAGATGTGCTGACTGGTGTTGCAGTGTTTCTGCTGGGGGTAACCGGCATTGGGGTGGCGCTGCTCATAACGTGGTTTGTTGTAACAAAGGTGATGAAATGATCCCAATACTGACCTCACTAATCTCATTGGGCAGCACATGGATGGAGGGTAAGCAAAAGCAAGCCGAGGCCCAGTCTGCTGCGGCCATCGTTGGCATCCAAGCCCAGGCCGACATACAGAAGGCCAAGGCAATTTCAGCGACCCGCATGGCGGAGTCTGGCCAGTCGCAAGACTTTGACTTAGACAAGATTGCTATGGAGCAAATGGCTCAATCCTGGAAGGACGAATTCTTGTTGATTGTGTTCTTGACACCCATGATTATGGCGTTTATCCCGTCGCTGGCACCTTACTCCTTAAACGGCTTTGAGATTATTGACAAGATGCCAGAATGGTACAGGTACATCATTATTGGAATGGTTATCGTAATCTACGGCCTGCGTGGCATGGTTAAGCAGCTGGCGGCCAGTAAACTAAGTTCGCCAAAATAAAGGGAGTAAAAAATGGTCTGGTTACCCGTTGCCTTTGTGTGCGTGTACGGCGGCATCTGTGGGTTTCAAAGTGGCAAATTGTCGGTGTCTATTGAGCAGTGCTTGAACCAAAACGATGCCGTCACCCGCAAGTTTATGACTGACATAAACGTGGCCAATTTTCAATTGACTTGTATACAAATACAGCCCAACAAGGCGGGTATCGCATGAAACTCACAAAAAACTTTTCACTTGAAGAACTGACAAAATCACAGACAGCCATCAGGTTGGGTATCAATAACCAGCCAGACGACACGCAACTGTCTAACCTGGTGGCGTTGTGTGAGAGTGTGCTTCAACCGATTCGAGACCACTACGGGCTGCCGGTGCACATTAGCAGCGGCTTTAGATGCCCGGAGCTGAACACAAAAATAGGTGGGTCGGCAACATCGGACCACTGCCGAGGTTGTGCTGCGGACATCGAAGTGACAGGGGTGGACAACTTCATGCTGGCGGAGCACATCAAGCAGATGAATTTTCGCCAACTGATCCTAGAATTCTACGACGGCACCCCATTATCTGGCTGGGTGCATATAAGCTATGACATCGCGGACAATAAGAACCAGGTCCTGACCGCCACCAAACAGGACGGCAAGACGGTCTATTTGGCTGGCTTGGTAGCATAATTGGGGCATGGCATCAAACAGGCAACAGACGCTATCAGCGCCACCAGTACCAACGCTACCAGACCCGAAGTCTGTGTATGCGGAAAAGACCGTGCGCGTCAGCAACAGCCTGGTGCGCACGTTCATGCTGCGCCTGACTGGCGCCTTACAGTCACTGTTTGGCCCTAACGGTGGTCAATACATCGAGTGCCCTAACGGGCTGTTTTTTAACACCGCTGACCAGACTTTTGCGGTCACTAACACCGCCTACCCGGTGGTGTTTAGTACCACCTATCTGTCAAACGCCGTGCATCTGCAATCAGGAAGTACGTCTAGGATCGAGGTGTCTGTGGGCGGAATCTACAACTTCCAGTACTCTGGGCAGGTCTTGAGCGATAGTGGCAGCGCCAAGGAGTTAGCTATTTGGATACGGCGTGACGGCACGGACATCGGGTACTCCACCCGCGTCTTTACAGACAGCGACAACAACCACCGCAATACAAAAAACTGGAACTTTGACATTGACCTGCAAGCTGGACAGTACATTGAGATCATGACGGCGGTAACAAGTACCGACCTGTGGCTTGACGCGGCTACTGCGTCCGCACCACGCACCGGTGTACCGTCGTCTGTGCTAACCGTCAACTTTATATCTCCGCTGCCCGAAGTGCTGCCAACACCACCCTGAGAATTAACATGGCATTTATACAGCTACAAATACCGCCAGGCGTCTACCGAAACGGCACAGAGCTGCAAAGCTCTGGCCGCTGGTATGACGCCAACCTAGTGCGATTTTACGAGGGCACCATGCGTCCAATGGGCGGCTGGCGCAAGCGTTCAGAAAGCGCAGTCGCTGGCGCGGCCAGGTCTTTGCTCACGTGGAAGGATAACGAAGCAGACCCATGGATCGGCATCGGTACCAATAGCGGCCTCTATGCCATGAGCGTGTCTGGGGTGCTTAAAGACATCACGCCTGCCGGTTTTACATCAGGGTTGGTTGACGCCACAATTGTGACGGGCTACGGGACCGGTGGGTACGGCGTCCAAGCGTATGGCGTTGAGCGTGAAAACTTAACGACAATCACGCCAGCCGCCGTGTGGACTTTGGATACATGGGGCGAGTATTTGGTCGGCTGCTCAAACAGCGACGGCAAGCTGTACGAGTGGCAGCTTGGTTTTGGCGGGCCAACTGCTGCTGCTGCCATCACAAACGCGCCGACCAGCTGCAACGCAATATTATCTACGGCGGAGCGCTTTATTTTTGCCTTGGGTGCTGGCGGAAACCCGCGCAAGGTGCAGTGGTGTGACCAAGAAAACAACACGGTGTGGACGCCAGCAGAGCTTAACCAAGCAGGCGACTTTGAATTGACCACGCCTGGCACGCTAATGGCCGGCAAGCGCGTGCGCGCTATTAACCTGCTGTGGACCGATGTTGACTGCCACGCGGCAACATACATTGGCCAGCCGTTTATCTTTAGTTTTGAAAAAATAGGCTCTGGCTGCGGCCTTATATCACCGCAAGCTGTGGCCATCGTGGCTGACGCCACGGCTTTTTGGATGAGCAAGACAGGCTTTTGGATGTACGACGGCTCTGTCAAGCCGCTGCCATCAGACGTTGGAGACTATGTGTACCGTGAGATGAACCGCAACCAGTCCAGCAAGGTCTACGCGGTCCACAACGGTGAGTTTGGGGAGGTTCTGTGGTTCTACCCAAGCGCAGAGTCAACAGAGGTTGACAGCTACGTCTTGTACAACTACCGCGAAGGCCACTGGAACGTGGGAACGCTTGCGCGCACGGCGGGCACTGGGCGTGGCGCGTTTGACCACCCACTTTTGGTATCAACCGATGGCTACATATACGAGCACGAGGTCGGCTTTAACTACGACAGCGAGTCCCTGTTCTGCGAAAGCGGTCCTGTCCAGATCGGCGCTGGCGACAACTTGATGGCCGTCAAGGAGCTGATACCGGACGAGTTAAACCAGGGTGATGTAACGGCCACGTTTAAGACGCGGCTATACCCCAACGGCGTTGAGTCGAGCCATGGGCCGTATTCAATGTCTAACCCCACATCGGTACGGTTCACGGCGCGACAGGTCAAGATGCGCGTGCAGAGCAATGGCAACAACAACTGGCGCGTTGGAACCATGCGCATTGATGCCGCCCAAGGTGGCCGAAGGTGACATAAAATTGACCATGTAGTCAACTAATTGAGAAATAATACATGGACGATTTGTTTGAGGACATTTACAAGTGCCGCGCTTACATAGAGGCGGCCTTAGAATACTCACAGGGCACACACACGTTTGGCGACATAGCATCTGGCTTGCTAAATGGCAGGTACCAACTGTGGCGCAGCAACAATGCGGCGGTGGTGACCGAAATCATTGTCTACCCGCGAATGAAAGATTTGCATTACTTTCTTGCAGGCGGCGACCTCGATGAGATAAAGACGATGCGCTCTCACATTGAGGCTTGGGGCATCCAACAGGGTTGCGGTCGGGCCTCACTTGCTGGGCGTAAGGGGTGGGCGAAGACATTTTTAAAAGACGAGGGGTACGAGCCAGCGTGGTTCATACTTAAAAAGGATTTGATATGAGCATGGGTGGCATTAACGAAGAAGCCATGGGGCAGGCGGCACAAGGCAACTCTAGCGCACCAGCGCAGGATTTTTACTTTGCTGATGCGCAGCCTGCGCAGTACCAGCAGTCACCGGCATTTATCACGCAACCATCTGCTGGCCAGATGTTCATGCAGTCACCTCCTGCGCAGCAGTTTATGCAGCAGCCGCAGCAGTTTATGCAACAAATGCCAATGCAGCGCATGAGTGACCCGACACAAATGGCCCAACAGGCAATTGCCAGCCAAATCCCGCAAGCTCGCCAACCCTATC